TAATGCAATCGCTTCGCTGCTCATAGTACCCCTTTCAAGAAAACGACCGGGACGGTGTGAGCGCCCCGGTCTCCCTTGCGCGGTGAACAGTTCCGGATCTGTCCACCGCCGCCGTCTGTCAGATACTCCATCATCAAGAAAGCAGCTGCAAGGTTCGGATTGTGATGGAGGCCCACAATGAACACAGAGGAAAGAAAACTCCTTTTCGGATTATTCAGAAGAGCCGGGCGGTGGTGTCCCGGCCCTTCCTATCCGTCAAACCGTGAAAGGAGTAAAACGGTCTAACGTCCCGTCAGTTAATTCTGCGGTTCGCCACCACGGAAACCACCATGTGAGTGACCTGGTCCATCATGAGATACCCTTGTTTCCGTTCGCCCTTTCGCTCACTCAGATAGAAAGCCGCCATATAATCCGTCACGGGCGGGCGTTCAATCTGCGGCTGGAAAGGAATATAATCCATTTCCAGCTTTCGCGCGGTCTCGGTGGGTTCCAAGCCAAGATACCCGGAAAGACGGTCCCGGACCGCCAGAGCGTCACCCTGCATCTTTACAAGGGCTTCATACTCATCCAGAAAGGCGTTCTTTCGCTTCTCCAGCTCCGCCAGGTGCGCGGTCAGAGACTTGTTATAAGTCCCGGCGTAGTCCCCCCAGGCGGAAAGGACCTCTTCCTCGGAAACAGGGTTTTTGAGTTTTCCAAGCTGGGCAGCGCGGACAAAAGACTCGTCCTCGATTGCCGCCGTCTGCTTCTTCAAGGCCCGGTAGAGTTCCAGATCCCCGGACTCGGCGGCTTTGGTGGCTTGCCGGTCAAGTTCAAGCTTTTTCCCGTTCGCCTCCTTGGCATCCGCTTTGAGCTGCGCCACCTTCTCGGCGGCATCAGCAACCTTCTTATCAAGCTCCGTGATAGTGATCTTCATGGTATTTTCTCCTTTCAAATATTTGTTTTATTCTGTGTGAATGGTTCCGCCTTCATGGACAAGATACTCTTGCCCCGGCAGTTTCCGCAGGATTTCCCGGCACTCAATCGCAGCCGTCAACCGCCGCATGATTTTTTTCTTTTCTTCCGGGTCTGTGGTGCAAAGACGTTTGATTTCCAGACGGCGGATCTCGCCATCAATCCCACCGGGAAGAGGTCTCTTCTCTGTCATCGTGTGGTAAACCACCCGGTAAAAGCGGCGTGCTGGATTCCGCGGGAATCCGTCATCCGGGCAATTTTGGACAGCGCCAGATACTCGCAGACCTCCGCCCGGCGCTTCTCCAGCTCCTTGGTAGTCATGCTCCGGACATTTCTTTTCGCCCCGGCAAGATAGGCCTTCCGGGCGTTCTCAAGGGCAACGGAGAAGGGAAGGGACCCGTTGCGAGTGTTTACTGTGGTGGTCATGAAATCACTCCTAACAAAAATAAAACGGCAAGGGAAACAAATCGTTTTCCCTTGCCGTCATCGGCTCCCCATAGTGGGGCGGTACTCTTCAAGTGTATTATACCATATTTCCTGTCAAGTGTCAATCCTTGACAGACTTCATGTAGAAGTGGAAATAGCCGTCCTTCTTCAGCTTGGGATTATGCGTCCGCTCGATCCGGAACAGCGTCCTAACCAGATGGGCCACCTTTTCCACCTTCTCCCGTTCCTCCACGGAAAATGCAACTGTCAGTTTCATACTGTACTCCTTTCATCAAATGGTGTCGGCTCGGTGATCTCCTGCATTGCGTTCATGGGATCGGTAATTGAACAGCTCGCCCCAACAAAATCAAGCTGCGCGGTTCCGGTCTGACCGTTTCGGTTCTTCGCCACATTCAGTTCCATGGGCTGGACGTCCCACGGCCCCGGCGGCGGCTGTTGGTAATACCCATCCCGATACAAAAGGATTACCGCATGTGAATCTTCTTCAATAGCCCCGGTGTCCCTCAGATCAAACAGTTTCGGGCGCTTGTTGTCTCGCTGTTCCGTTTGTCGGTTAATTTGGCACAGCACAAGCACGGGGACCTCTACGGCGTTGGCGAGCTGTCGCAGCCGGTGACTTCTCTCCGTTGCTACTGCATATGCGTTATCGGTTTTACCTTCGGAAACAATAATTCCCATGTGATCGACAACAAGCAGATCCAACGGCATTTCCGCACGCGCCCTTTTCTCAATGTCAGACAGTTTACAATTGGAATCGCTGACAAGAAACTGTTCCTCAGAGAGCTTCGATATACCACGTACAATTGTCCGGCGTGCTTCCTCATCTGATAAAAAGCGCCGGTTCGTGATATACTCCGTAGAATACCCAGTTACTGCGGCGAGCCTCCGGGTGTTGATTTCGTCAGCGTCCATCTCCAAAGAGATATACAACACCCGGCCACCGGCGCGTGCGACATTCGACGCAATAGCGAGCGCGACAGCGGTCTTGCCGACCGCTGTTCGTGCGGCGAGCGTGGTCATTCCTTTATGGGACAAGCCTCCGCCCAAGATTGAATCAAGAGCGCGGAATCCGGTTGGTTGCCGTTGAGGGGCGCTCGATTCAAACAGGCGCTCATAATACGATGAGAGCATTTTTACGGGTGGGTCTAACTGTGAAATCCGCCCTTTTATTGCGTGGGTGAGCTGATCCACAGCGTTCTCCGCCGTGATACGCCTGTATGCAAGGTCGCTGCCGATTTCAGCGGCGGCGCGGTTAATGGCCTCATCATGGATAATGCGCGCGCTTTCTGCTACGTCGGAGCTTTGCGGGACATTCTCCATAACGGACGTGATCCACGTTTGATCTACTTCGGCCCCGTTCTCGGCAGCTCTTGCCGTGATGGTCACCACATCCAGCGGCTTTCCAAAGTCCTGTAACTCACACGCCGCCGTAAACAATGCCCGTGCGTTGTCTTGGATAAAATCGCCGGGTGTGACGATAGGCCTAACTATCGTCAACACCGGCACGGGATTGATAAGGACCCAACCAATTACGTTTTGTTCCGCCATGGAAAAAACGTTGTTCATTGTCAGCCCTCCATCTTGTTCTGTAACCATGGGGCAATACCGTCACCGGCTTGCTCTGTATTACATCTGTCTTCTTTCTTCTTACTTCTATCTTCTGGTTTTTTCGCTTTTTCAAAAACCGAATTGCTTTTTTCGCTTCTTTCGGTTTTTCGTGGCCTACCACCTTTCGCTCCGTTCTCCCGATTGATTTCGGCGCGCTCCCTGTAAGCATCAACGCTCTCGTCTATGCTGACCCGCAGAAAATTAAACGCCATTTCCTGCACCGGTCCCATGGGCAAAAGGTCACAGTTACCATCAAAGTATCGAAGCATATTCGTAAACACGACCCCTCGATCTTCCAAAGACATAATATCGACATCCAGCTGCTTGCAGGTCCGCCGCCAGAATTTAAACCACTCCGGCCGCCCGTCCTTGCTTTTCATGGCCAGCACTCCCCGTCAGCGTTTACTCTGTCCCGAATGCTGTTAAGGTCATGCCAAGTCTCAGGATCTTTTCCGCGCCTATCAAGCGGTATGCTGTCCCTCTCCAAAATATAAGCCCGTTCAGCCGCCAGAGCGTCGGCGTTGGATCTTGCTTGAAATCTTCTCGGCTGCATGGTAGACTTGCGATGCGGAGAGGTGCTTGACGGAGTGTTCTTGTGCTTGTTCGCTGGCCGTTTCGGTGTTGCCGCACCGGGACGGCTTTTTTTCATCGTCATCGTTTACCCTCGCTTTCTTCGTCCAGCTTGCGGAGCAGGGCAGGGAGGTTGATCATGTACACGGGACCGCTCATCACACACGGGATAGACCCGTCCCGGCAGTGCTTGCGAAGGTAAAACTGACTCAGCCCGGTCAACACACACGCCTCCTTGATCTTTACGAATTTTTTCTCCGTGGTCATGCTTTCACCTCCTTCGCCAGCTCTGCGATGATTGCCAGGATCTTCTCCTGTTCCTCCTTCGGCAGCTCAAACCGCAACCGCCGGGAAAAATTCCCGTCGTTGAGGTTGAGCCGGGAGGCAATCTGCCAGAGCCGCACTCCGGACCGCGCCGCCGCTTCTCGGATTTTGTCGTTTGCCATTGTCTCTCTTCCTTTCTTTGAGTCGGGACTTGACGCTCTCTTTGTTGTGTGCTATATTAAATATAGCCAACAACAAGAGCGAAGTCAATAGATGTGAACAACAAGTCTGCGCATGTTAACATCAAGAGCGTAAAAGGAGAGTGGCAGTTAATATGAAGGGCGAAACATCTGAAGGGAAACGCAGTCAAGTTCCGGGCATGAAAGATAGACTAAACGCATTGATGAGGCAGTATGAAAGCCAAGCTGCTTTTGCAAGTGCTCTCGGGATTTCAAGGCAAACAGTCGGGTTTTGGTTAAAAGGTGATAGGGTCCCAGACGCCGCAAATCTTCTTATTATCAGCGAAAAAACTGGAAAATCAGTCGAATGGTTACTCGGTAAAGCCCCAATGGAAAAACAGACCGCAGACAAGACGCTCCGCCTTGTATCTGAATACACCGGGCTTTCTGAAGCTGCCGTTACTGTTCTTCACAGACTTGCCCCGTTGTCTTATTCTGGTGAGGATGAATACTGCGCCACGATGAGAGATAACTTAAGCAACACGTTAAGCAACCTGCTTTGTAACACGATGTTTTATCAATATGTGATAGAACACTTCGGTTCTGCATTAATGGCGCTCAAAAGGGCTGAAGGCGCAATTGGCATTGATGAGTTATCGGAAGATGAGCTTGATTTTGCTGACAATTTGCGGAAGAAGGGGTTATATCTACAGACTGCGGAAGATCGCGCAGATTTGGAAATATCAAAAGCCGTTGATGGAGTGTCAAGGTTTTTGAGCATGGAGAAGATGAATGAAGCAAGTCCGCGACTTAAAGCGCTAAAGGAACAAGAAGAACGCTTGTTTTATAATCTTTATGGCGTGGAGGAGGAATAACAATGGCATTTTCTAAACGGATGACAACGAAGGACGGACGGGAGTTTTATAAGATCCGTGTTCATGTGAGTGCCGACAAACCGGAGCTGACAATGCGTTGGTATGTCCCGGATGGATGGAGCCAAAGGGCAATAGATAGAGAGCTGGCCAAGGTGTCGGCAGAGTTTGAGCGGAAGTGCAAAGCCGGGGAAGTTCTCAGCAGGGCAGACCGGAAAGCACAGCAGGAGGCCGCAGAGCAGGAGGCCGCGAAGATCCAGACGGTCCGCCAGTATGGGGAACGGGTATTCATGCCAGCGAAGAAGATCACCATTTCAGAGAACACCAGAGATAGTTTCCAAAGGGCATTGGATAAACACATCTATCCGGTACTCGGTGCGAAAAAGCTCCCGGAAGTCACAAGTGCCGACATAACAGCGTTTTTCCTATCGAAGCAGGAGGAAGGCCTGTCGATTGCCAGCGTCATCAAGCTCTACACCATCACCAACCTCTTGTTTAAAATGGCTTATCTGGACGATACCATTGACCGGAATCCCATGGACAAGGTGCAGCGGCCCCGGCCCCGGAAAGATGAAAAGGGAGGGACGGAGGTGGAGGCGTTCACATCTGAGGAGCTGCGCTATGTAATCTCCTGTCTGGACAAAGAGCCGTTGAAGTGGCAAGCCATGATACGGCTAATGGTAGATACCGGGATCAGAAGGGGAGAGGCGTGTGCGCTTAGATGGGAGAGCATTGACTTTTCCACCAATACAGCGACCATTTCCGGGAATCTGTGTTACACCAAGGCGAAGGGCGTTTACATGGATACCCCTAAATCTGGCAAGACCAGAGATGTATACTTTTCGACAACAACGGCAAACCTTTTGAAACGGCTACAGGATGAACAGAAAGAAGATGCACAGCGCCGGGCCGTCAGACTCACCAAAGAGGGAAAACCGTTGGACATTATGAAGGTAGCTATACCGGAGTATGTTTTTACAGAAAAGGGCTATTGTACCCCCATGCATCCCCAAAGCCCCGGAAGATACCTCACAAAGTTCGGAGAGCGTTACGGCGTGAAGATACACCCCCACAAGCTCCGGCACAGCTTCGCAAGCGTTGCAATAACCAATGGAGCCGACATCGCCAGCGTGTCCGAAGTGTTGGGCCATGCGGACAAAAGCACCACGTTGAGGATGTACACTCACGCCAACGAAGAGAGCAAACGGAGAGCTGCCAGCATCGTCCTTGAAGCTATAGGACAGGGATAAAAAAGAAGACCGGGAGGGCAAATCCTCCCGGTCTTTCCATGCTGTTGATGCGGACTTTTATGCGACCTTCTATAAAACGCGGTTTTTTGCGATTTTCGATTTATGTGCCAAAATGTTCAAAAAACAAACAAAAAGCACCGAAAACCATCGTTTTCGGTGCTGATTTGTGGAGCTGTTACCCGGATTCGAACCGGGGACCTCATCCTTACCAATTATTCCGGTGTTGAGTTCTCTTGTTTTTTCTTGTCGTTCTTTATCGGCTGAAACCATTGAAAACACAGGATTTTTTAACTATGCCTGTTGTCTCTTGTTGTCGGTTGTCGTTGCGTGCTATATGCGGCTTTTGGGTGCCGATGCGGACTTTTATGCGGACTTTTCCAGAAGTCCGCATTTTATCCAAAAGAAAAACGAGCTGATTTTTCCTTCGTTTTCATGGCTTCTTCCGCTGCCTCTCTGGACGGGTACAACCGTCCTCCTCGCAGCTTCACTCCACCGCCTGTGTCGGTGAATTTGAGGGTATACAGATCACCAGATTTGCTGACAACCGTCACCTCTCGGACGAAGCGTCCACTCTCGATGATGTACGCGGTATCACCGGGATTCATTATCTCGCTCCATAGTTTCATCAATTGCCCGGTTCACAAAGGCGTTGACGCTCTCGCCCATCTTCTCAGCATGGGCTTTTACAAGTTCCCCTTTTGCTGTCTTCATGGTGATCTCTATCCGCGACATTGTTTTCATATAGTTCTTCTGAGACTCTTTCTGTTGGTCAGTTTTCGGTGGCATGGTATTACTCCTCCTGTTCCGAATAATTAATTATAGCATCGTTTGAGCTGTCTGAAAAGATGTAAAAACCGCTCAATAATCTACCGGTAGAATTGGCATTACTCACAATTGAAAAGTGGATAATCTACCGGTAGAATATAATCAACACAGGGGCAAAGCCCCGGATAAAAGGAGGATACCACATGGAAAAGGGTATTGAGCATCTTGCGACTGAGCTTCTGGGTGCCGCCGCTTTGCTGAATGCGTTCTCATTACAGTACAGCGCCGACCACGACAGACTGTCAGATGGAGAGTGTGAAAATGCGCTCAACACCGTCCAAAGGCTTTTGCAAAGGATTGCAGATGACATGTACAACATCGACATCGTGAAGGAGGGAAAAGCATGAAAAATACAGATTTGGATTACATTATCCTCAAGCTGAGAGGCGCTGCCGGTTTAATTGACGCTATGGCTGAGATGACCTGCCGTTACGGTGAAGACATCGGTCCTGCCCACCATATCATCCAGATTACAATCAGCGAAGCTGTTAAGGATCTTGAAGGTCTTGCGGAGAGCTGCTGAACACAACACCTAAAGACAGCCCCTCAGAGCGTTTCTGAGGGGCTTTTGCTGTTCTCCCATTATGCTGCATCGTTACCGGAATCCGATCTCTTGCCGATGCTCAAAGCCTTATCGACAAGCTTGCTCTGGGTCAACAGCTTGCCTTGGTCCAGTACATAATAGGCCAGCTCCATCAACCCTCCCGGAGTCCGGTCAGCGGTTCCCATTATTATGGGAATGATCTCAGTCCAGATACCATGGTCCTCCAGATACCGGGCCATTGTTTTTCTAAAGAGTTCTTCGTTCATCTGTGAGCGCCTCCTTTTGTTTGTTTACGCCCACAGAATAAAGAAACCAGGGTCCTATAATCCGTACTATTAGCTTAATGAGCTAAAAATGTGTGCATTTGCCGCTTCAACGGCGCGGTGAACACTTCAATAGGCCCATGCATAAAAGCCCCTCAGAAACGCGCTGAAACGCTCTGAGGGGCTTCTGTAATTGCTTGTATTTCGTCTGTAGCACGGGCCTACCGTAGGCTTGCAGATTTTTCCGGGGCTGGGTAAGGTATCTATATACCCAAAGCGAAAAAGATTTTCTTTCGATGATTTAGTGGGCGGCCCAGCGCTTGTGCTATGTTTCTATTATTGGGGATCTTCAAGGAGCCGTCTTGCTTCAGCTGCCCAGTGTTTAGACTCTTCCTCAATCCGTTTCCGCTCTGCCTCCCGCTCTTCCTCGGTCTTTTCGCGTGGTGTCCAGACAAAAGGAGTAACAGTCTTTTTCTCCGGAGGGAGGTACTGTGCCAGCGTCCGGATCACGGCGGTATAATTCTTCACCAGAGCGTTGTAAGATTGCAACGTGGCACTCTGTTTCACGCCGTACTGGTTCGCGCCGTTCTTGTATTCGTCCGTTACACCCTCAGCGTTTATGATTTCCTGCAGATCTTCAAGTGTCACCTTCATAAAACTCGCGTTCTGGAGCAGGGGAGCAACGATTGTCTTTTTATTTTCGTCTATTTCTTCAAATAAAACGCTTATTCTGTTTAATTCTTCAAAAATCCTTTTTTCTTTCGATATTTCCATCTACTACACCCCCTTAAAACCGAGCGCAATCGATAAAAGCTAACTCCCTCTCACCGGTGTCCCAATGCCCCCCCAAAGGGCAGAACAGGGGGGGGGTATCAACGCATTTCTACAAACTTTTTCATATTGATTTCCGGAGTTTCCTGTCTCAGATTGTGGAAATAGATATCGTCCACATTGTTTTCTTTCTCTGCAAAGCGGACAAGCAACCGCGTCACATCATCCGCCTTGATCCATTTCCGCTGTGCCGCATAATCAAGGCACGCTTTCGGACTGTCAAAGTATTTGATCTCTTTCCCCGTATCAATGGCCCAGCTATGAAACCGCATCGGAGAATAGTACACCGTGAAGCTTCGGAAAAAACCAAACCTATAACGCTCAATAAAAGAATAGTCTTTTGTCAGCTTATCCATTATGATCTCCCTCGTTTATGCTCAATGCCTTTGAAGTACATATCTTTCCTCTATGCTCATCCCTGTATCTTTCCAAGACTGAAACCCGGTCCCGTGGTAGAAGTCGAATGACCGCAGCTCACGGGTGTACGGCCCGCGCCGGAGATACCGTTTTGCATCCTGTTCGTACTGTTGGACTCTCTGAGGAGAAACGCCCATAGACTCCGCAATCTGCTTTCCTGTCTCGCCGTTGAAGTATCTCCGCCGTATTACATCACCATGTGGAGCCGCATCAAGTGCCTTTTCCAGACAAGCCCTCAATTCACTTTGGAATATCTGCTCATCTTTTCCGGTGAAAGCGTCCTCCGCTGCCGGGTCTTGCACCGAGTCAAGCCATGACCTTTCATCGTCATCACTTATCGGCATATCAAGGGAAAAGGCTTTGCGGAAATCATCATCCGCCGCGGCATCATTGAGAGGATCAGTCTTTCCCCGTAAACCGTACATCGTCCGCCATGCGTTTATGAGCTTGTATCGCAACAAGGAAAGGAATGATCCCCGGTCTGGCTCAAAGCTTTTCACGGCGTCACAGAGAGCCAAATACCCGGCCTGTGCTAAGTCATCTGCTTCAATAATGGAGTCCGGGAAGTATCGGCAATAAGAAAATGCCTGTTTGTAAATAAACCCCTTCACCCGGTTCCACAGTTCTTCATAGTGGTTTTCCCCGGCCTGTATCTCTAATGCAATCGCTTCGCTGCTCATAGTACCCCTTTCAAGAAAACGACCGGGACGGTGTGAGCGCCCCGGTCTCCCTTGCGCGGTGAACAGTTCCGGATCTGTCCACC